CCTGCTGATTACATTTGGTATCAAGTTACTGGTGGCTTTAGTACAACAAAATTGGTGTATTACACAGTTACTGGCGGTAGACAAATTAATCTTATTGCTGCTTTGGCTGCTCCTTCTACCCTTTATCAATCAGATACTGGCACAGCAATTGATCTAGACATAATTTCTGGTTCTGATGGCGCATCTTCTCGTATTTGTTATGCAAAAAGCACAAGCTTTGCATTGGCAAGCACTCCATCTACTTATCAAACTACAGGTAATGCATCTTTCCCACCAGCTAATACATGGGGGGGAGCAGAAACTTGGCAAGCCACGCCACCAACATTATTAACTAATGAAGCTTTGTTTCAATCTAATGGTGTATACAACCCAACAACTAATTTGACAACTTGGAATGTTCCTTATTTGTCTAATCTTAAAGTTGGCGCTTTAAGTGCAATAACTGCCGATCTTGGAACTATTACTGCTGGTGATTTATCTATTGGAAGTTCTCCAGCAATTAGCGGAACAACTATGACAGGGACTGGCGCTCATATATATAGTAATGGTCGTTTTGTATATGGTAATTCAACTACTAATTTAACATTTAACGGATCGGCTCTTTATGCAAATGGGTTTTTAGATGCAAGTTCAAATGCCGCATCAGATGCAACATTTATTTTTGGTTCGGGTTCTTCTGCTTTAAGCCTTCAAGATTTTAATGTCCCTTTAACTAATAGCACAATTATGTGGGGAGCAAATACAACATTAACAATAGATAATTTAAGTGCTACTGCTGTGAGAGTTAATGGTTCAATATTTTTAAGTATTATGCCAATAGTTGAAGCTACATCTATAGTTGCAGGTTCTATTTATGTAATTCGCACTGTTGGTTCAACAAATTTTACCGCTATTGGCGCAGCAAGTAATTCAGTAGGAACTTATTTTACTAGTACTGGAACTGCATCTGGTTCAGGTACTGCATATAAATATACATATTTTTCAGGCTCTCCGCAATTTATTTCGGTGGAAATTTCATATCCAGTTGTTGGAAATAGTAGACGGCAATTTCCTTGGAACCCAACATCTATTGCAACTTTGTCTCCAACCACATTAGGATATGGAATGGTAGTTTTTGGACAAATGCGCGAATTTGATGCATCAGGAAATCCAATTTCTGCTTATATTCAATTAACAGGATTGTGGAATAACAATTCATTTATTTTTGTTCCAAAAATTTAAAGGAAAAATCATGGGATATTCAGCACAAGTTCAGCAAGGTAACAACCAGTTATCTGGCGGTGGTAAATCTGGACAAGTAGGCGGTTCGCCTGGTCAAACTAACAATATAAATGATTTTCTTGCTCAATTTAGACAGCCTGAAAGTCCAACTGGAATGCCAGAACAGGGAATTCCAAATAGCCCGACTATGCCAAAGCGAACTCTGGGATCACAAATAGGATTGGGAGTTTCTTCTGTATTACAGGGTGCAAATGGATTAATTACTAATTCTGCTACTTCTGGACAACCCCAAATGGGTATGCCAAACCAATACTCAAATACAGTAGGTATGGGGGATAATACGCAACAACAGTCACCTAACGCGGGTGGCGGGAAAGGTAAGGTCTAATTATGGGTTCCTCCAAAGGTAGTTCTAGTTCGGCTCCAGTCGTAACAGAAGAACAAAAAGCCGCATTAAAAGCGCAAACTGATGCTTTAACAGGCACATTCCTTCCTGCTTACCAAAAAACTATTGGTCAAGCACAAAGTGTCTACAACCAAGTAGCGCCAGAAGCTATAAGAACTGGTATTAATGCATATGATGTAGCTGGTCGTACAGGCGCTGTTAATGAAGCTGCTGGTACTAGCGGTATAAAAACTGGGATGGCTGGCTTATCTTCTTTGTTTGATCCTAACTATGAAGAACAGCAAGTACAAGCTTCGCTACAAGCGGGTCGCGAATCTGCGCGTGAATCACAGTTAGGCCAAAACGCTATGTATGGCGCTGCTGGTGGTTTAGGTAGTTCTCGCATGGCTTTGGCAGATCAAAACTTATCAAGTTTAAATGCTCAACGACAAGCCACTGCTGCTGCTTCTGCTCGTGCTGGTGTACAAGCAAATAAAGCTGCTGCTGCTAATCAATTGGCTACTCTTGGTAATCAACAAGTTCAAGCGGCTAATCAAGCTGCCGCAGCCAAGGTAGGCTACACGCAAATACCACAAGATGTTTTGGCTAAATATGCATCTGTTATTTATGGCACTCCACAAGCTTCTACCGTACCTAATTTTACTGGTACTCAAGGTAGCAACACTACTGGCAAAAGTTCAAGGATTGGATAAAACATGGCTGATACAAATCCATTTGCAAGTGTTGGCCTTAGTCAGTTTCGCGCTGAAGGTGGTTCTGACGGACTTGGATCAAATCTTTTGTCTATGGGAACGGCCTATGCCATCGACCAATCAGGTCTTAAAGACTATTTAAACGGTATTGGCGTATCTAAGAATGACAAAGGTGCTTGGACTTATACAAAGCCTCCTGTAAGCCCTGTTGCTGGCGCTGCTGCACCTAATGCCCCACCTGCCCCCGTAGTTCCTTCAATGGGTCGAGTGGCTCCTGCTATGCCAATTTCAGGGGATTTAACTATTAAAAATGGCACGGGTATAGCAGATCAGCCATATGTGCCTAGTATTAAACCAAATGATGCAGGATCAAGACTTTTAAATAATGATTGGCACGGTTCAGATTCTGGACAAAACACATTAAACACATCTATGGCAGAAACCGCCATGAAACAATTTGTACCAACAATGGGGCAAGGTCAACAAAGTTCTAATTTGATGAAACTTGTTCAAATGTTTGGAATGGGATAAGGAAAACAAATGCCTGAAGTATTAGACCCCGTAGCTCCACCTATTGTTCCGCAAGCGGCAGTAGCCGCACCAATAGCACCACCAACAGCACAACCCGCTATTCAAGCAACTGCGCCTGTTGTACAGCCTGTTGTTCAACCATTAAGTCCTACGCAACGTGAAGATGATGCTTTGGCTAACCGTGATGTAAAAGAACTAACAAACATTGCAAAAGATAACATTGGAACACCTGCTGGCAATGTAGCAATGGATACAGTTAAAGGCATCCAAGATCGCGCATCTAAATTTGGAAAAATTGTTGAGCCAATTGATAAGGCTGGTGGACCTAGTACGCCAGAAGGTCGCATTCAAATTGGCAAACAGTTTGAGACTATTGCTGACCATCCGCAATGGGGTACCGCTCTTATTGCTTACATATTGGGCGACAAGAAGTCTGCTTATTTGCAAGTAACTGGTGGCAACATAAAAACATCTATTAGTTATGACAACAATGGCAATCAGATAGAAGAAAAAACCAATGAACTTGGTGAGCCAGTTTCTTATTATGACCGTAAAGAAAAAAGAACGCTTACAAGAGAAGAGTATGCACAACGTGTTGGTGGTATATCAGCATGGGAAAACACGCTCAAAGGAAAAACCGAACAAGAAACACGCAAGTTAAGCAATGAAGCTTTTGTAAAAGACAATGAAGCAGCTAACGTGTGGCATCAAATATTTAACGGGCAAAAACAATTACACCAAGAAAATATAGATTTCTTAACCAAAGTAAAAACAGATCTACGACCAGAGCTTTATAACAAAATTGTTGGTTCTGTTAGCCAGTCTCTTGGGCAAGCAAGCGCATCTTCTAATGGCAAAAGCATATTAAACCAACTAGGCAATAGTGTTAGTCGTGGTGAAGATGTAACTGTTACTGAAAAAATGGCTGGAACTATTAATGTTCCTGTTGGCACTGTCCTTAAAGTAAGTGGAGATTTTTTAGTAAGCAAAGACAATAGATATAAAGTTGACGTAAACAAGCTTAAATCGCAAACCGATACTGAAAACATTAACAGAGAGGCCACACAGAATGCTTCTCAGACGATGGCGAGTATTGCTGAAGCAGAACGCCTTGGTCAACTTACTCCTGTACAAGCACAAAAACTTCGTAGAGTAATAGCAAATAGTCAAACAATGGGACGAGAACTTGTTGATGCAGAAAGACTACATGGCAAGCCAGCGTTTGTATCATTGCCTACTTCGGCATCATTTATTGATAAACAAGCACAAGTAATGGCACAGTCATTACAGGCTCTGCAAAACGCTGATCAAATGGATCAATACATCAAGTATCGCAATAGCGCTATACAAGGATATAAAGATACCAACACTGTTCCATTGCCTGGCGACATTGGCACCAACTATTTGAAACAAGCGGCACCACAAGAAATCCGAAATCACTACTCTAAGTTGATTAACGAAGTAATGGATGCTGAGTACATTGCCAAAAATACTAAGCCATCTACACCTAAACCTCAAACAAATGCAGCAAATGCACCTACTGCAACACCTGCTGCACCACCTGCACGGCCTTCGTTGTCTGATCTCAAGAAGAAAAATGGAGGCTAATCATGGCTTTTGATGAAGCAAAATTTAGAGCAGAAGCTAAAGCTGCTGGATATTCAGATGATGATATTGATGCAGAATTAAAAGTTGCTGTGCCACCGCCATCTCCTGCAGCAGAGTCTGCCAATAAAGCAACTGCCGAAAATGATGCAGCGTTTGCAAATCAAACTGAAGAAATGAAAAAGAAGTTTGATGAAAGTGTTAAACAAACAACAACATTTCCTGTACAAGTGGGTGATTTTAAAGCCAATGTTCCAGCGGTTTTTGGAACGCCTGCTGGTCTTGGATTGATTGCTGCTGGTTTATATGGTGGCTACAAAGCAACCGAAGCTACTGTTAAAACAGGAAAAAAAGTTTACGATTCTTTACGTGACAAGATGTCATCTGGCGCACAGACCGCACCTACATTTGCACAAGAACTTGCTACTGATCAAAACATAATTAATCAAACCAAATCAGCAACAACTAATGCTCCTACTCCAATAAATCCCACTGTTGATTTAAATACTCCTGTAGGCAATGTGCCTAAAGACATGGAAATTGTTAAACAGTCTGAGCAAAACAAACTTAAGAATGAACTTGCTAAACAAAAAACAATAGGTGTAAATCCTTTTGAAGGCGCAACAGAACTTAGGACTGGTACTGGTAAAGCCGCTTATGAAGGTATGAATCTTGAAGGCAAAATGAGATCTACCTATCCATCAATAAGAGATGTTCCTCAAGGTAAAGCATTTATTCCAAATGCACAATACATTGATGTATTAAGAAACGATCTTGGTCAGCCAACATACACACAATCATTTACTAATCGAGATTTTCCTACGGAATACAAAGGCTCTATTGAAACTGGTAAAGAAATTAATAGAGGTTTAGGCAGAGAAACTCGCGCCCAACTAGAAGCCAGAGGTGTTCCGCGTGAACAAATGCCAGAACCTACAAAAGGTATTCTTGAGCGAGTCGGTGGTCCAAAGGGATCTAAAGTAATTAAAGTTGGTGGTGTTGCTGGTGCGTTAATCTCATTAGCTGATTTGGCTAAAGCAGAAAACCTACGCCAAGGTATTGGCAATGTTGCTGAAGGGCTATTGCCAATGGGTATTACCCCATCAGAACTTGCATCTGGCACACTAACTGAAAAACAATTAAAAGCATTTCAAGAAGCCCAGAAACTGGGTAGCCCATATCGTTCAGTACCTCCACCGAGATAACTTATGACACATCAAGATGAAACTGTAGGGGCTATTGCAGCCAAAGTAGCGCCCCCAGTAGGCGTGTCTTTAGCAACTGTATATGGTTATCAGGTCAGTGAACTAGTCCTTTGGGCTACCCTGATATACACGATTCTGATGATTGGTCTAAAGCTATACCAAATATACAAAGAGGTAAAAGATTGAACCAACCCTTATCTTCGCAGGATGCAAACTTGCCTACGAAGGAATCAAGTCGGCAGTTGAAGCGTACCAAGACATCAAGAGGACTGGTGGCGAGGTTGCAGGTATCGCTGGTGAGGTCGGTGGGTTACTCTCGAAATTCTTTCACGGTCAAAGTCAGCTAGAAGAAGACTACAAGAAGAAGACTGAAGAGACAAAAGAGTTAGCAAAGCAGGGCAAGGTTAAAAATGTAACCATGCAAGCCATTGACAACGTAATGCATGTTCGTCAGATCAGGCAGTATTACAAAGACTTAGAGCATATGGTTAGATACGAGTTAGGTATGCCTGACTTGTGGGTTGAGATACAAGCAGAAAGAGACAAACTGATTGAAGAGGCCAAGGCAATAACCAAACTACAACAAGAGGCTGAAAGACAAGAACGGTTAAAGAGGCAAGAGAAGTTTAGAAGGATCAAAGAGAAAGTACATATATACATAGCAAGCATGATTGCAATAGTTTATGTGTACATTTCTGTTTGGTCTTTAACTTGGTTAATTGAGTATGACAGGGAATGGAGATGGGGATACTAATATGGGAAATTGCTGTTACGGTTGTTGTCACCATATTCCTCGTAGTGGTGGTAATTGGCGCGTCTTGGTTTGTGCGTGAGCATGACAAGAAAGCTGAGTACTATAAAAAGCAAGCTGAAATCTGTTGGAGAAATAAATGAATGAGTTATTTGGTTTACTCAAGGGCTTGGCCCCTTCATTGGCGACTGCTGTGGCAGGTCCTTTGGGTGGTATGGCTGTTACCGCTTTGGCTAACAAGTTTGGTGTTGCTGATTCTGTCGAGTCAGTTGCTAAAGCTATTGCTGGCGATCCACAAGCGGCTCAGAAGTTAGCTGAACTGGAATTAGAGTATGCAAAGTTGGATATGGCTGACCGTGATTCTGCCCGTAAGAATGAAGCAGCCCTAGCGACGAGCGAGAACACCCCTCTGCTCAACAAGTCAGTAACACCTATTCTAGCGATTGTGGTGGTGGTTGCATGGGGACTTATCCAGTATCACTTACTAACCCATGTCGTACCCAATGAAATGCGAGAGATCATTATTCGTGTACTAGGTACATTGGATGGTGCATTGGTTATGGTTTTGTCTTATTACTTTGGCGCAAGCCATAAACACTAATATGTTGTTATCACCACATTTTTCCCTTGAAGAACTTACAGTAACTGACCATAGAGAGTTTGACAATACTCCTAACAGTTCTGAGATAAACAACCTTAAACGTATTGCAGACTTGCTAGAAGAGGTTAAGACCTTACTGGGTGGCAAACCTATTATGGTTAACAGTGCCTTTAGGTGTAAACAGGTTAATGATGCTGTAGGGTCTAAGGATACTTCTCAGCACCGTGTAGGATGCGCTGCTGACATTAGAGTGCCAGGTATGACACCAGACGAAGTAGTTAAGGCTGTGATGGCCTCAGGCATTGGTTACGACCAGATCATTCGTGAGTTCAATTCTTGGACCCATATCTCTGTACCAAACAATCCATCAGGCGCACCACGCAAACAAGCATTAATCATTGATAAACAAGGTACTCGTACTTATTCATAAATAAGTCATATAACCTTTGTCTAATACGCACCATGAAAATACAGCGAGTAGATACGCGGCTCGACTCTGTGCAGACGAGACTGTCGGTACTTCAAAAGAAGTGCCTACCCTACGATAAACCATATGACACAAATCATGGCTATTGGTGGATTGCTACTCAGGATGGGGTGGATTGTGCTTTCGCAGGTCTTGTTTGTAGTCCTTGGTGGTCTGATTGCGGTTACCTTATACGCTGTGGCGTTGTTTCTGATATGCGTGGACAAGGGTTACAGAAGAAGTTTATTCGGGTCCGCATCCGACAAGCAAAAGCTCTTAAAATGAATTGGGTTATTACAAGCACATACGATAACCCTGCTTCAGCAAATTCTCTCATCTCGTGTGGTTTCAAAATGTTTAATCCAACTAAGCCTTGGATGACAAAGCACACAAGTTACTGGCGATTAAAACTGGAGTAATCATGGCTCAAAACCCTATCCTGACTGATGCTGAGTTCATCGAATTATGGAAATTACATGGTTCTGCAACCGCTATACATAAAGTCACAGGGGGTAATATACGAACCATTCAGAGGCGTAGGGCTACTTTAGAGACTAAATATGGTCTATTAATGGAAGCAAAGAATCCTAATGGCAGACCTGAAAGACAACAAAGTGCTTATGAGCGCAAACAACTAGGTATATTAAACGGGACTGTTATTGTTTTTTCAGACGCACACTTCTGGCCTGGCATACGCACCACAGCCTTTAAAGGTCTTTTATGGGCGATTAAAGAGTTTAAACCTTCAGCAGTGATATGTAATGGCGATGCCCTTGATGGTGCCTCTATCAGCCGTTTTTCGCCTTCTGGTGTGTCTGGCAAAGAACCTAGTCTTATTGAAGAACTTAAGGCTTGTCAGGAAGCCCTTGGAGAAATCGAGGAAACCGCCAAGGAAGCCCGTCACAACGTCAGATTAGTCTATACATGGGGTAACCACGATGCGCGGTTTAACGCCCGTCTAGCAGCCAATGCGCCTGAGTTTGCCCAGACCTATGGATTTAAGTTGGAAGATCATTTGCCAACCTGGGAGTTCTGTATGACTTGCTGGGCAACAGACGATGTCATCATTAAACATAGGTATAAAGGTGGTGTTCATGCTACGCACAATAACACTGCAACAGCAGGAAAAAGTATTGTTACTGGACACCTACACAGCCTAAAAGTAACACCTTATGCTGACTATAACGGCAACAGATTTGGAGTTGATACAGGTACACTTGCTGAACCATATGGACCCCAGTTCAGTTACGGTGAAGACAATCCCTTAAACCATAGAAGCGGTTTCGCAATTCTGACATTTAAGGATGGGAGACTTCTTTGGCCTGAACTGGTCCACAAGTGGGACGATGGTCAGGTAGAGTTTAGAGGTCAAATCATTAACGTTTAAAGGATTTATATGTATAAAGTCGAGATCGAATTAAATGGCTGGGGCGAAACAATCACAATGGAAACTAGTGATTTTTCCAAGATTGCTTTGTTAGCTGAATTTATTGAAGAACAAGAAGAGTGCAACTGGAGCGAAGATGACGATTTAGTCTTTGTTGACGAAGACGGTGTCAGCTACTACTACGACGAAAACCTCGACGAGTGGGTTGAAGCAGAAGAAGAAGACGAAGATCAAGAGTAAATCAAAGGCATAGCGTCTTGCACTATCTCTTGGATACAGGCCAAAGTCTGATCCAAAGGGACATCGTGCTTACGCTGCGACCTTAATAACTCGCTAATTTCAGATAGGGCTATCCACGCATCACCTGCATGGATGGCTCTTTTTGCATCTTCTAGGTCATCAAACTCTAGAGTGATTTTCATTTTTCCTCCGACAGCATCAGTACTGCTACCAAAGTGGCAACAGTAGCTATTGCACCAAACATAATTAAAAACACTACCCAAAGAACTGTTTCTAACATATAGCCCTCCACTCCCTTTCTGATCTACCAGAATTAGACTTAGCGGTTTTTCCAGTTAGTTCGATCATGCCCATTTTTTCCATCTCAGGCAATCTGCGCCATACCTGATCGTTACGCAGGCCAGAGTACTTTGCTATGCCATCTTTACCCAATGCACCATACCTTTTAAGGCAAGCATGTATAACTTCCATATGGGCGGGTGCTACGTCAGCAACGCTGTGAGCAGCCATATGACTTGTTATTGGATCAAGGACTCGCGCCCTAAAAAATTCCATTAGTTTCATATCTGCCTCATTCTGCGTAGGTTGAATTCGTTCTCTGGTTTCGTCCAAAAAGCTTGTTTGCATCTGTTTACCTTTTTCATTTTGTGTCTATATGCAGGACTACAGTCTTCACAAATAGAACATTTATCCTTTGCTATTCGTGCAAACTCTTTCCAACTATCAAACTGTTCCCTTGATTGAAAACATAGGGGGGTGGGGGTGCTGTTATCCATACAATCGGGGGAAATTCCCCCTCCTTTATTTAAAATGGCACGTCATCGTCCATGTCTTGCACAGTTTTAACGGGGGTGGCTTGTTTTGCAGCTTTAGCCTTTTCCATCACAGCAGAGTTAAATTTCTCGTTAGCATAGATGTAGTTAAACCATTTGCCATCGTCCATTTTCTTGGATGGATACTTTACAAATTCACCCTTACTGCCAGACATAATGCTGCAACTCTTGATGGTGATAAACGGGTCTACGCCCACTTTAGATGCCAAGATTAAGTTAAAAGAAGGGTACTTACCGTCTTTCCATTCGACTGAGATTTCCATGATTAGCCTTTCGATTTTTTAATTGCAGCTCTGGTTGGTGCGGTCATAAGACCCCAAAGCCATATTTTTTGATCACTGTCTAGCATTGCTTCGTCGAGCATTTCAGATGCTTCTTTTGCTTTGCCGACACCGACCAATTCCTCGCAAGATGCTGCCATCTCACGAAGGAACTCTTCGTCCTCCTCGTTAACCACTGGGTTACCTTTGGGAGTAATTATTGGTGCATCGCCCTTGCGACCTGTTGTAGCGTCTAGCGCATCATGCTCTACGATTTCGAGCGCTGCAACCCACAAATATCTGCGGATGTACGTTTGTACTGCGCCAAGGTTTTGCACCTCGTGACAGCCCTTTAAAGCAGCCGTAGACATGGGACTAGCAATCACTATGCGTTCATCTGGTAAAACATTGTTAATAATGGACATGGTGGCGCTATCAGTACCAAAGCTGATCACTGATGTAAGGCCAACTTCACCAAAGATTTCTAAAGCTGGAATGATGAAATCACCCAACTCAAAGTAGTAGTAGTTTGCAAACTTGTTGTGACCAGACTTCTTGAGTTTGGAAGTGTGGAACTTTGCCCGTGCCACATTTAACTTTTGATATACGTTCATTATTCTGCTCCAAATACTAGTTCTAACTCTGCGTTGATGATCTCTTGTTGGTCTTCAGGATACAGATCCCTAAACTCAACAAAGTGGTTTTCATGGCAACAGCCAATTTTTCCATCTTGTGGTTGGCAGCAGTAGCAACAATATGTCTGACTTGATTGCATAAACTCTTGTTTGTACTGCTCGAATAGACTCTTTACTTTCATATCATTTTCTCCAATGCTTGTATTACTCGGTCGCGCAACATATCAATGATGTTTTGTCCATCAAGGGTTTGCACTTCGTCAATGCTATACATGTCTTCATATAGCCTGTGGTAGACAATGAGAAGCTTTACTTCTTCCCATTGCACATGTTTAACAAATTGAGAGTTTTTCATATTCCAAGTGCTAAAACCTTTTGTCCATGCAATGCTATGGTCCATAAGTAATCCACAGTTTGTGTTCTAGTTCTTTTATTTCTTCTTCTATGTAGTTCAACTGGTCGTTGTCAAGGGTGTCTGTGATGTCTAAACCCTGCTTGCTACCGTCTTCGTCACCACGATACAGAACTCTGAACTCATATGATTCTGGTTCGCCATAGTTAGGGTCGCCAGCACAATAGTCATACTGCACATCGCAGACACCTAAGTCGCCCAGGTCAACCTCAATCCAATCATTCATGATCAATCTCCAGTTCAATGTTTTCTATTGCCATACGAGCATAAACAATTAATGGCGCTCCAACTTCTGCAAGTCTGTCAGCATGTTGACGATAGACTTTATAAAAACTAGATGATGTACCCATACTTTCTATGGCATATGGCATCATTGCGTGGCTAAATTCGCGCATTGCTTGGTGAGCCTCAATCAAATCCTTTGCTTTAATTTTCATTACTCTACCTCTGCGAATGGATCGCCAAATGTTGAATTAATACCTGTTGTCAAATTGCGAAACTCGTTTTCTTCTTCTTCAACCATGTGACCATCATCATCAACCCAAATGTTTCCGCATTTAATAAACTCTTTACCATCAGTAGACTGCTTGAAGTTACCTGTTGTTACGTAAGCAATACCCGAATACTTGTTAATTTCAATCATGATAAGTCTCCATTTCTTCAATTCTTGCTCTTAACTCTTCTATCAATGCTTCTAGCTTTTCCATGTAAAGAACCATTTCTGATACTTTCTTAAAATCTAGTTTTAGTTCTTGGTTAACCAGCTTGAGAGCAAACTGCTGACCGCTTGTATAACCTTCCTGCCACGCTGTTAAATAGTCCATCTTTGCCTTTCTTAACCACCGTTTTCTGATGGCATGTAGAGACTTTACATCAACCTTGCGACATCACCTAAACATTTATTTCTATCAATGTTTCAGAAACAATAGGCAGTTTCTATTGCATGGTGTTGTAGTTTGCGCTATTATCGCACCGTTAACAATAACAAAGGAAAGCAATGAAAGTCACAGATTTACCTAAGAACGTCACACTGTATGAACTAGCAAAGGTGCTTGGCATAACAGCGCCAGCAGCTTACAAATACAAGAAAACCAATAAGATCCCTGATCTGCGTGTTTATCAGTTAAAAGAGAAAAAGCCTGAGTGGTTTAAGGAAGAAACATGCACACAGTAAACATAATGTTGACCGACAAGGAAGACGGCACTCTGGGTGTCCAGATTATTGCTGAGCCTACAGAGGGCTATAGCGTCAGTAACCATGCAGCCAATCTATTTTTAGAGATGTTGCAAGACTTGCAAAAGCCACAGATCATCACGGAGGCAGAATGAAATTAAGACCAAGTTTTCCAGTGGAATTTTATGTATCTGATGTTGGGTATATGGTTTTTAAAGGCCAAAATATGAATAGTTATCCTGATGATGAAGAGGCTGTGTTTTACATGTCTCCAGATCAGGTTGCCCTTTTTGCATTTCACTTTCAAGATTTGATGGCAGAACAAAAAGCCAAATGGACTGGAGTAGAAGATGACGTTTGAAGATTTCTGGAAAGCCTGGCCTTCTAGCACTCGCAAGGGTGGTAAGTCAACATGTAAGGCAAAGTGGGATAAGTTAAGGCTGGATGCCCAGGCCGACCAGATCATTAAACATGTGATTTGGATGAAAACAACAGATGGTTGGAAAAAACAAAATGGCGAATTTATTCCTGCACCACTGGTATACATTAATCAAATGCGTTGGGACGGTGCTGAAGTGCCTGACACCATTGTCAATGTGAGTGAAATGACGGTGAATATGCACTTTGTTGACCCTGCCATTGAGAAGGTCAACAGGGACTTGCAAAACGCTGCTCCTATGCCTCCAGAAATCAGGGCAAAAATAGAAGAACTTAGAAAGACTATGCAGGTCCATTGATCTGTGTATAATCCAAACCGTTGTCGTAGTGGTCAACAATGGAAGCCTTTTACTCATGCCTCGCCCCGATTGGGGAACCACTACGGGGCAGCAGTAAGAGGCTTTTTTTATTTCTATCTACGATAACCCTCAGGGCGGGTTAGCTAATGGTCCATGTCTCGGATGCACCCAACAAAGAGATGCGCTTACTGACAAGCCAGCGCGTGAACTTGCTAGGGGTATCACAGGAACAGGGCAAATTGGGTGAAGGAAGTGTAGTTGTCTTAAACAACGCCCTGGAAATAGAACCTAGACCATATTGGTGCAGTAGTCCCACAGGATGGCTGAAGCAGGGTTTTCACCCTCTTGGCTTGTCCTATTGTTAAAAGGAAAGTAATGACAAAATCTCAGGCACATGAACTACTTGATCGACAAAGAGAACAAAGAAACGTTACAGCATTACCTAGCGCGATTGATCACGCACTATTCCTCACTGGAGACCTTGGAGGAAATGCGCTGGTGTTTAGCGAGGGAGTGGATCAATCGTTACCAGAAGAAAGTCAAAGAGATTGGCAAAGTAAAGGCTATGACGTGGTGGCTGGCACAGGTCGATACTATGGAAGCCAAGCGTGGTTTGACGTTCATTACGGATTTAAAGAGGCGGATGAATGAGATACGCAGCAAGAGTTGACGCTAACCAGCAAGCTATTGTCAAAGCATTGCGGGATGCTGGCGCTTATGTCTGGATCATTGGCCTACCTGTTGACCTACTAGTCGGTTACAAGAATCACACTTTTCTAGTCGAAATCAAGGATGGGTCAAAGAAGCGTTTAACTGCCCTGCAAGACGAGTTCTTTCAGAAGTGGGTTGGTGGTACGTTATGCAGGATAGATAGCCCTGAGGCCGCATTACGCATGATAGGTGTGGTGGGTGAGTAAACACTTCATTGATTGGTCGGACCCAGTTCTGTCGAAAGAAGAAACAACTTACGACAGATACTTCAAAACTCCCGACACTTTCAAGGCTACATTTGTCGGACCTGTAAGGAGTTGGGGTGGCAAACGCAAGGGTGCTGGTAGACCAAAACAGATTAAAAAACAAATGCAAGAAGGCTTGACAGTTGTAGTTAAGTTAAATAACATACAACTATTGTCCTTAAAGGAAATGGGCAATGGAAGCTTGGACGCTGGTGTACAGGCGCTAATCGATCAACATTTATGAGGTGATTTATGACTGATGCCAAAGCGCTTGATAATGCGTTCCATGAACTGGACTATGAAGATGAGATTGAAGTTAGTTTTCTCAAAGTTCAGACTGAAGCAGAACATCTAAAAGCAGAGATAAAAGAATTGCAGAAGTTATTGATTGAGTATGACATTCAACTGCGTAACAAAAACCAAATGATTGCAAAGATTGAGGCAGCAATGATATGAGCCTCTGGCGCAAACGTAAAGATGTTCAGCATGATGAACAAAAACCAGCAAAGTTGTTTAGTTTAAGTATCAAGTCGCCAGATTTAAGTATCAAGTCTAGTAGGGTATGGATTGATCCACCTGAGGGCTGGAAGTTTGGATTTCCTGCCATATACGACCCTGATACCGATGGGCAGATGAGTGAATGGATTGTTAACAAAGGTTACCCAATAGAAGTAATTAAAGAGTACGGTGAGCAATGGATGGTAAGGACTTGGCCTGCTGAAGAACCTAAATAGCAAAGGATTGAAATGACTGAAGATGACGCACAAAAAGCCATAGATTACATACGGGATAGCGCCCCTGTATATGCCAAAGCAAAGGCAGAACGCACATACATTGAGAACTATCTAAAGGTAGTAAAGGCCACAGAGATGGCTAACAGCGACAAAAAGACCCTGGGCGACCGTGAGATAGATGCATACATGTCGATGAACTATGAGACCCAACTACAGGCAATGAGGCAAGCTGTAGCTACAGAAGAGGAACTTAAATACCGCATGGAAGCTGCCAAGTTGAGGTTTGAACACTATAAAATTACCTGCTTCAACAATAGAGTTGAAGCTAGGGCGATGTCCTGATGTATCGAGATAAACATTTATTAGAGTTAGCAAAAGGCGCTGAGTGCCTACTCAAGATTCACCCATATTGCGATGGTGACGAAGGCAGTACAACGGTAGCTGCACACTCTGACCAACTGATACATGGCAAGGGCAAGGGCATAAAGGCTGATGATTGCATGACGGTCTGGGCTTGCTACAAATGCCACACATGGCTAGATAGTGGTGGCTTGACAAAAAAAGAGAAAGCCAAGGCATTTGATACTGCTTGGTACAATCAAGTTATAGAGTGGGGAAAGATAGCCCACAACCCGTTACTAAGACCTTGGAAGGTAGACGCAGCCAAGGCAGTCCTACAGCACATTGGAGCGCAACATGAATGAAGCAGCAGAATTCCTATTAACCCTGTTACATGCAGCGACAAACACACACCTGCTCCACTGGACAAGTAAGAGTTACGCAGAACACCAAGCATTGGGAGCGTTCTACACTGGATTGCCTGAACTGGTAGATCAAGTGGCAGAGGCCATGATGGGCAAATACGATACAACCCCCACATTCCCTGTTAACTACTATGCACCAGCAGCCACAGCAAAAGAAGAACTAGAAGCCTTAAAAGACTACGTGATGCAGACAAGAACACAGCTACCGCAAGACTCTGAGATACAGAATCTGATTGACGAAATAGCCCAATCTATTGACCAAACCCTATACCTATTGCGTTTCCCCTAATCTCCGTTGAGTGGAGTTTTATGAGGCGTTAAGCCAGCTTTCGAGGATGTTGACCTGGGGCTTTTTCTGGTTTTCCACCCCAGCATGTTGAAGACCAAATCGAGCCTCAATTTTTTTTCAGCCTCCAGCCAAATTAGCAATACCCTTCCAAAAAAAGAGGGGGCCTAAATTTTTAAGGGGGGGGTGTCCCCTACAAAAATACGACAATTGCTGAAAAAATAGGCAAAAAAGCACTGTGAAAACGTACAGTACCCCCAAAGTACTACTGTTTAAAAATACAGTATGTTAAAAATTACAGTACACAAAAAGCATTACTGTAAAAATTTACAGTATGTACAAAAACCCAGCCCCCCAGTGAGTACTCACTAACTTAGCAAACACAAAACAAAACGCGTTAAAACGACCGTCAACGCGACAAAATGCAAACCCTATACATACCCCTACAAAACCAAAATAACCCCGTAAAACGCGTTTTAATCAATCCAATAAATGCACGGGAAAACGTGCGCGGATCAGGAAACCAAACCAAAACCCCGCGCACGCTAACCCGCACAAAACAAAACTATGCGAAGTAAGCGCCAACTAACTTAACAAACCCAAAAAAACGGGGTTTTTAGCCCCGTTTACTTAGGTTTACCGCGTCAAAATTCGTCCAGCAACGTCCAGAATTGGTCGGGCAAACAAATGCGCGTTACATATGGTGCGACTAATGGCATGCAATAAACTAACCCGTTTTGAATTGCGGTTATCTCAAACAACGTCACGTCATCAATTGTCGTTATAACCCCGACATTACCCGCGCGAATCATAATTGCCCCTAAAAATTTGATCTGTATCGGTAATGCTTTCAGCAAATTCGTCGTCGGTTTCCGCGTTAACGTCCAAAATGGTCCATTGATCCGCGTCGTTTGACTCTAAAAAAGCTGCTATTTTTTCCGCATCATGATGCGATCCAGCTTCAATTGTAAAAATATATTCAACCGTTTTGGTAACTGTAAAATTTTGCATTTTTAACCCCTTAATGTAATTTGTAAGAAATAACCGCATTCGTCCAGCATGCCCGACAATCGACGCATGCACCCCCTTGGTCGGGTGCAATGCATGGTTTGCCTATTGGTTTGCTTGTATGCACGTTTGACGCGGTAATATTTGAAAACCCTTGCAGCGAAGCTGGAATTTTCACGGGTTTGTCGGGATACATTGCCGAAAGTCGCACGATTAAATTTTTAGGCAACGCGCCAAATTGATCGATATATTGCTTGATCATTGCATATTCGCGGGTCGGCAACCAAAACAAACATTTTGGCAAACGGTCGGCAATTTGTGCAATTTTTTGCAAATGGTCGACCCCTTGCAAGTCTCCCGAATCATGCCACCTAAAATAGCTATCGTTGCCTATTAATGCGACCATACCGTCGACCCACAATGGATCGTTGATCGCGTCAAGTCGGGAAAATTGCGCGGGTTTAATAGTGTTTTGGTACATTTTATAAAACCCGTTGTTTGCATAGCAGCTACTGCAAATGGATCCCTTAATTTGTGCCATTTTGAAACCCGTTTTGCATGCCTCAGTAGGCAACGAATACGACGCGCATGGCATTTTTGACGTATGCGTTAACGTGCCACAAATTGCGTTTGCTTCGAATTTGCGAATTGGTATTACTTTGCTTTGCATGATCAACCCCTTATTTAATATGCACAATTTGGAAATGGTCGCGCATAAATTGCATGGGGTTGCCCATTTGACGGTCGAATGACGCGCGCACGTTTAATTCGTTTGCAAGATCAAAACCCCCATTGCGACCGATCCAGCCATTGCCCGACCATTTATCGCGGTTAGCGTGATATTCAATTGCAATGACGTTTTCACCCCATACGATAAAAATGCTATCGGCACCCTTGTCGACTGCTTTGCGAATTGCAGCGCGTAACGTTGTAATACTAGGTTTTTTGTTGTAGATAATTTCCATTTTTTACCCCTTATGCGGTTAGCCAAATGACAAGTAATGCGATAAACCCTAAAACGTATATTGCAACGTCGTATGCCTTATGTCTCATATTGAAACCCCTTCAATTTTGTTAGCTTCGCTTATTAACCATGCGGTATCGGTGACGGGTGATGACTTGCAATCAAGTTCACCTATTACGTAATGCGCGGGGTTTACATCGCTGCAAAGCTGCAAAACGTCAAATTGCCGACCGTAGAAAATGACAATTTGCGCACGTGCAATAACTTCATTTATTGCAGTCGCGCGAGCATGTTCAACCCGTTTAGTCTTTTTGTTGATCATTTCAAATTCGAATTGCTTCATTTTTAGCCCCTTACTTAGTGATTTTTTCGAATGCAATGGCGCGCACTGATTCGGGCATAGATGTATGCGCGGTAACTAATTTCGTTGACGGGTTGCAACGTAATGCGACCGTTTTCCAGTCGGTTTTAGGTTTTGGGTTTGAGTCGGTGACGTTTGCGTAAAACACTGCACCCAAATGCTTACCTGCACCCGTTGCCTTGATCGCGGTTTTTAGGTTATCCAATTGCGCGGTTAACCGCTCGATCTCAAAACGCAATGCTCCAGCTTCGTCGATCATTGCTGGAATGTTTGCAGTCAAAACAATAGTTTGGTTTTCAGTAGTTAACATGGTTTGGTTTCCTTTGTTGATAACTTTGCTTTTTGTCGACTACCATAATTAGTAGTCAATTTATACATGCACGTTACATGCCACTATTAAACCATGCGACAATAGAAACAAAGGATTACATAATTACAAATGACGCGCACCTTATTGGCGCATAGTTTAATTGTCACGCACTACAATAAGGCACGTTTTCACTGTATAGGTGCACGCGGTGGATAACTTGCCTTTTTGGGGATAACTTAAACCCTTGTGGATAACTACTTGATTGTTTGCGTTAATCAAGTCGCAAAACGCGTGTTAAAAGAAAACCTAAAACCCTAGGCCATTGGGTGCATATATATAAGGGGCAAAACAAACACTAATTGCAGCTATTGGGTGCATGCAAACGGTTTACTAAACCCCCTTGAAACCCGCGCAAATAAAGGGAAACCCCGTGCCATTGTGTCCAGCTATACAAAGGGAATACATAAGGCAACGCAACAAAGGCAATGACAAACAAAACGCGGAAATGATAGGGCCACCCATTGGATCAATTTGCAAAGCCCCTGATACAAATGCAAATCATTCGCATTACCAAACACAAACGATAGTCATTCGCATCTACTGAATACAAATGAGAATCATTCGCAGCTACGCAACACGGGGGGGGTGTATGAATCGGGAGGGAGTAGCACTGGAACGGCAGGGCGGGAGGGGGGCCC